CGGCGGACGCAGCGCAGGAAGCTAACCGGAATCTAGCTGATATCGGTAAGACTGCTGCGGGTGCTGCCGCTGGTGCTGCGGTAGGTGCGCTATTCGCTGAGGGTTTCTCCGAGGCTTTGGAGCTGAATGAGGCTCGCGCGAAGCTCACGTCTGAGTACGGCCTTTCGGAGGCTGATGCAGCGCGCGCCGGTGAATCTGCCGGGCGCGTGTACGCAGGTGGTTTCGGCGAGTCTGTGTCTGAAGTCGGTGACGCTGTCGGTTCCGTTCAGCAGGCGCTCGGCGGCATGGGCAAGATGTCTAATGACACGCTCGACCAGATGACAGCCGATGCGATGATGCTGTCTCAGACGTTCGAAATCGACGTAGCGGACAGCGCCCAGGCTGCTGGGACGATGATCAAAAACGGGATGGCTAAGGATGGCACTGAGGCTTTCGACATCCTGACTAAGGCCGCGCAGACGCTACCTAAGAGCATGCGTGACGACATCGTGCCGACTATCAATGAGTATTCGGAGCAATTCCAGCGGCTCGGCATTGACGGTAAGACGGCGTTCGGAATGCTGTCCCAGTTCGTCAAGGCTGGTGGTCGTGACTTCGATCAGGCTGCCGACGTCATCCACGAATTCGGCCGTATTACTACGGAGAATACGGCGCAGGCCGCTAGCGCATTCAAGTCGTTGGGTCTCGATTCTGACGACATGTTCAAGCGCCTAAAGGCCGGTGGCGACTCCGCTAAGTCCGCCATGGGCGACGCCATTACGGCGATTTCCGCTGTGAAGGATCCGGCCCAGCGGGCGCAGTTGGCGGTGCAGCTATTCGGCGACATGGCCGGTGAGTCCACGGACGCGCTGTTCGCCATGAATCCGGCAACGGCTGCGGCGGCTAGCGGCATGGATAAGGCAGGCGGTGCGGCTAAGGCAGCGTCCGACAAGATGGCCGCTAGCCAGTCCCTTACGGTGATCTGGCGCTCTATGGCGACCACGATCGCGGAGTATCTACAGCCTGCGCTCGCTGCGGTGGCTGGCTTTGTGCAGGAACACCCCACGGCCGTAAAGGTCCTGGCGGGGGTGCTGCTCGGGCTCGGCGTGGCGTTCAGTCTCGCGGCTATCGCTGTGTGGGCAATGAATTCGGCGCTACTGGCCAACCCGATTTTCTGGATCATTGGCCTCTGCGTGCTGCTGGTGGCCGCCATTATCGCCATTGCGATGAACTGGGAGGCCGTGAAGCTGCGTCTACTCGCGGTTTGGGAGGACGTTAAGGCGGCATTTTCGGCCGGCTGGAACTACCTCAAGTCGAACGTCTTCGCGCCTATCGGCCAGTATTTCACGCAGGTGCTTCCGGGCTACCTACAGACCGGTATCGGGTTCCTTAAGGGCAAGTGGAATGACCTCATTGGCTGGTTCCAGGGAATTCCGGGCCGCATCAGTAGGGCGCTGCACGGAATGTGGGACGGACTCAAGACGTCCTTTAAGTCTGCCGTAAACGGCATCATCGGCGCGTGGAATAACCTCTCGTTCACCATCGGTGGCGGGTCGATTATGGGCGTCGATATCCCGAGCATCACGCTAGGGACGCCGAACATTCCGTATCTGGCGTCTGGTGGTGTCACCACTGGGCCGACGATGGCAATGATCGGTGAAGGCCGAGAGAACGAAGCTGTTCTTCCGCTGTCCAAGCTGGACGGGATGCTGCGTACTGCCTCCGTGCAGGGCGCGGGCAGTGCCCCTCAGCGCCTGGTGCTCGATGTCACCGGCTCGGATGAGGACATGAAGCGGCTAATCCGCCGCATCGTAAAGACGCAGGGACGTGGAAGCGTTCAAACTGCATTCGGTTAAACAACAGAAGGGTGGGGCCCGTGGCCTTTCCGCTGGATATTCGTACGGAGCTACGGCTTAACGGCGCGTGGTCTGACATCAGCGGTGACGTGTACTTGCGTGACGCTAAGCAGATATCGCGCGGACGTCGAGACCAGGGGTCGGCCACGGATCCCGCCCATCTGTCGCTGACGCTCAACAACAAGTCGGGCAAGTATTCGCCCCGCAATGCCATGTCGCCGCTGTATGGGCAGATCGGCCGTAACACTCCGATCCGTGTTTCGGTCCCGAGCACGGAGACATACCTCAATCTTGAGGGGGTTGCCGGTGATGAATTCAGTACGCCGGACACTGCGGCGCTGGACATCACGGGGGACATTGATATTCGGGCCGAGATCGCCGCCAACTGGTACGGCCCGGTGAATCAGACGATCATTTCCAAGTGGGATCGCGCGGGAGATCAGCGTTCGTGGCAGCTTCGCATTATCAATGGCCTGATCGTCTTCAGTCAGACCATTGACGGCACGCTGAACACGCATTGGTATTTTCAGCGTTACCTACCGGTCCTTAAGGATCGCGCGGCGGTGCGTCTGACGATGCGTCTCGACGCCACGGCCGGTCGGCGCTATTTCCAGTTCTATACGGCTGACTCGATCGCCGGTCCGTGGGTGCCGCTAGGCGCTGAGTATTGGATGACGGGGGCGCTGTCGACCTACGCGAGCACTGCCCCGCTGAGGATCGGTGGCACTGACCTAGCGTCCACCCCCGTGCGTGTGCCCATGGTGGGGCGTGGCTACCGCTATGAGGTCCGTTCAGGCATCAATGGGACCGTGGTTGCCTCCCCGGATTTCACGGGCCTTACAGCGGGTTCTACGGCTTTCACGGACAGCGCCGGTGTGGCGTGGTCGCGGGTCGGTGGCGCTGAGGTTCGGGACCGGGAAGACAGGTTCGTCGGGGAAGTGTCGACGTGGCCAGCCCAGTGGACGCCGGATGAGGCAGACATTTTCGTCCCGCTTGAGGCGTCGGGCATTCTGCGGCGATTGGGCCAGGGGCTCAAGGCACTGGATTCGACGCTGCGTCGCCGGATCCCTACGGGTAACCCGGTGGCCTATTGGCCGATGGAAGACGCGGGCAGTGCGACCCGGGCCTACTCGCCTATTTCCGGCGTGGACTCTGCGGCGATGGCTAACGTCGATTGGGCGTCAGCGTCAGACCTGGTGTCGTCGAATCCGCTACCGAAGATTAAGGCCGGTGGAACGCTGTCGGCCCCGATTCCGGCGTCAATGCCGAGCGGGGAATGGCAAGTTGAATTCGTCTATAACGCTGACGATAAGGCTCCGCCGGTCGTCGACCCGGGCCCTGAGTTCATTTCGTTCTCGTCGCCGAACGGCACGGTGCGTCGCTGGGCATTCATCCTCATGGATGACCTTGCCATCGTTCGCGGCTATGACGGCGGAACGAACAAGGTCGTTGACCAGGGAGTTGCCATCGGCGCTGACATCTATCACGGGTGGGTGCGCATGCGTTTCTGGGTCAAGGAAGACGCTGGCACGGTGACTTGGCGCCTGGACTGGCAAGACGTCGGCGGTAACGCTGGCGGTATCGGCCAGACCTACTCGGGCACGGCCGGTCGCCTCAGCGCGGTAACGGCCAACTGGCAGGCAGTACACGAGGGTTGGGGCATCGGGCATCTAGCCGTTCTCCCTGTGTCCGCGTCCACGCTGTACGACGGCTCGGATGATGCGTTCACCGGCGAGACTGCATGGGGCCGTGTGCTGCGACTCGCCCAGGAAGAGCAGGTTCCCGTAGCGCGCATACCCGGGCGCCTTCCCCCCGCACGCGTAGGCCCGCAGAATCCTGACAAGCTAGTTGAGTTGCTACAGGCTGCGAGCGACGCTGACGGCGGAATGTTCCTGGAATCGCGCGATCGTACGGGCCTGGTGTTCCGTGACCGGTCGTCGATGTACACGCAGGATCCCGTCCTGACGCTGTCCTACAACGAGGCTGGCCTAGCTCCCGACTTGGCGCCGGTCGACGATGACAGCGCGGTTCGGAATGACATCACCGTGTCTCGTGACGGGGGTAGCTCCGGGCGTGCGTTCCTGCCTACGGGCACGCTGTCTGTTCAGGCTCCGCCCCTGGGTATCGGCCTGTACGACGAGGGGGTGACGCTGTCCCTCAGCGATGACACGCAGCCTGAGCCTATGGCCAATTGGTTGCTGCACCTGGGGACTTATGACGGGGCGCGCTATCCGTCCGTGACGCTGATGCTTCACAAGCCGGGCGCGGAGTCTCTTATCCCGGGCGTGCTGCGTCTGCGCGAAGGGGACTTGATTCGGCTTACGGATCTTCCGCCGTGGCTTTCGGCCGAGCCGGTAGACCTGATCGTTGAGGGCTATTCGGAAGTGCTCGCCCCGTACGAGTGGACCGTGACGCTGAACTGTTCGCCGGGCGGTCCCTGGAACGTGGCGCAGGCCGACAACCCGACGCACACCATTAAGGCCGACACGGACGGAACGATCGTTGCGCAGGCCGCTGGTGTCACCGACACGACCCTGATCACTCAGACGACTGTCGGCCCTAAGTGGACGGAAGCGCCGCAGGAAACGCCGTTTGACATTGATGTCGCGGGGGAGCGCATGCGGGTGGACGCTGTGGGCGGACTGGTCACCACGGCTAACCCGTACTTCGAAACGGATATCAGCGGGTGGAGCGTCGAGAATTCCACGATTGCTCGGTCAACTGCGGTAGTCCATCCTCGGGCCGTCGCCTCGCTGGCTATCACACCGAATGGCACGTCTGCCGTAGTGGGTGCAGTCGGGACGATCAGCGCCGTGGGCACTGTCATCCCGGGTAAGTCCGTGCGCGTTGGGATGTGGGTCTATTCGGCGGTGGCGCTGCCGGACGTACAGCCGACAATCCATTTCTACAACACCGCCGGAACGTTCATCTCTACCGGTGGTCTGGGTACTGGCTACCCGGTACCGGCCGGACAGTGGACGTACCTTGAGTCGGTCCTAGCGTCGCCAGCGCTTGCCACCCGTGGCCGTGTGCGTCCGCGTATCGGCTCGACCCCGCCCGCTCAGCCTGTATACGTGTGGGCGCCTAAGGCCGTGACCACGGACGGTTTGGCTGTCAGTGACTCGCTCACACGCACGGTCGCTAGTGGTTGGGGCACGGCGGACACGGGGCAGGTATGGGCGTTCACGGGTGGTGTCGCTGCTGACTACGCCGTTAATGGCTCGGTCGGACAGCACGTCATGAACAGCGCGAACGTCCTGCGGTACACGTACGTCCCTTCGCCGAGCGCTGATGTGGATGTGCAGGCGGATTGGGCGCTTGATAAGACGGCCGTTACCACGCCCAACTACGCGTTTGTCATGGCGCGTTACACGGACACGACGCACATGTACATGGTGCGTGCGCAGGTGTCCCACGTCGGGCAGACGATCACGCTCACGCTGCGGAAGCGCAACGGTGCCGAGACGCAGCTAGGGGCCACGGCCACGCTGTCCAACTATGTGGTGGGCACGTACTACACCCTGCGCCTGTCGGTCATCGGCTCGACTATCAGCGCTAAGTGCTGGCAGCGAGGAACGCCCGAGCCCGACGCGTGGCAGATCGTCGCAACTGACACGGATCTCACGGCCGTTGGGTCGGTCGGCGTCCGCTCGCTGGTGGGTAACGGGACCACGCAGACGCTTCCGGTGACGGCGAGTTTCGACAATTTTCAGGTCAACAACGTTCAGCGATTCAGCGTCACGCGGGCGATGAACGGCGTCACTAAGGGCCATTCGGCCGGTGAATCCGTGTCGCTTTCGCGCCCCGCTATCGCTTCACTTTAGGAGGAATCTTGGTTGCAACTCCGGTCAATGAATGGCTACCGGGCATGGACATTACGGCCGGTCGGCTGGAATCCATGAATCAGCGCTCGTGGCTGATGGTGACGAACTATGGGGCTGATGCGTCGGGCGCTGTCAACTCGGATGTTGCAATCCAGCTTGCGCTAAATGATGCGCGGGATATGGGTGGTGCTTGGGTGCTTGTGCCCCCGGGCACCTACCTACTGGGCGCGACGCTGCGGGTTTACCAGGACACTCGTCTCACGCTGATGCAGGGGGCGGAGTTCCGGCGCAACCACGGCGGAACCATGCTGCTGAACGGCGACGCCGGGCAGGCTTTCGGCGGGTACACGGGTAACGGCAACATCACCATTGAGGGCGGCCTATGGAACATGCGCGGGACCACGCCCGGTATGACGTCCTCGGCTATGTGCATGTCGATTGGCCACGCGACAAACGTCACCATCGCTGACACCGAAATCCGGGATGTGCCCGGGTATCACGGGGTTGAGCTGAACTCGACGATTCACGGCCGGGTGCGCAACGTCACCTTCGCTGGATACATCGACCCCGGGGGCCGTGACTTCAGCGAGGCGCTACAGATTGACCTAGCCAAGAGTTCAGCGGAGTTCGGCGGGTTCGGCCCGTACGACCACACGCCGTGTGAGGACATCGCGGTAACCGGGTGCTACTTCGGTGGCTCGGGTACCGCTGGAACTACCGCATGGCCGCGTGGTGTTGGCTCTCACGCTGCGACGATCACCAAGTATCACCGGCGGATCCGAGTCAGCGACAACACGTTTGAGGGTGTCACTCAGTACGGCGTCAGCGCCTACAACTGGGAAGACCTGACGGTTACCGGCAACACGTTCAACAAGTGCGGTTCCAGCGTGCGCCTACGGTCGGTCATCCTGACTGACACCGAGGACACCAAGGATCCGAACGGTGTGCAGACGAACGCTTCGCAGGTGATGCGAAACGCGACGATCACGGGCAACACCATGCGTGAGGGTCTCGGCTATGACGCTGCGATCATCGTGCGCGGCGAGGCGTCCACGGGCACGGTTCTGAATGTGTCCATCGTGGGCAACACCATTGACACGACCACGGCCGGGCAGCACGGTATCCAGCTGGTGAATGTATCCCGTGTCACGGTGGGCGATAACGTCGTTGCGAACGTCGCTGCTACGGGAATCAGTTCCGAGAACCTCAACAACACGGTGCTATCCGGCAACGTCATTTGGACACCAGCGGCACGCGGCATCACGGTGATTTCCTCGGATAACTCTAATGTCGTGGGTAACCAGGTCCGTGACGCTGGGAATGAGGGAATTCTCCTTCAGACGTCGTCGTACATTCAGGTGCGGGACAACTTTGTGAAGGGCGCGAGCAAGGCATCCAACGGGGCATCTAGCGGTATTCGCGCGTCAGATGGTCAGGACGCATTGGTATTCAGCGGCAACACTGTCCGACCTAACAGCGCCAACACGAACAAGCAGTCATACGGGCTGTCGATCGGCACGGGTACAAACATGAGCCACTGGGGCAATGACTGCCGACAGCTTGGCGGTACGAACCTGAACGGCTCTATTACTGACGGATCCACTACGCCGAGCACTGCGGCGACGGACCTAACCTAAGGAATTCATCTTGGCAACGTCCATCTATTCGGAGTACGCGCCCGACGGGCCGATTGATTGGGATTTCTACTGTTCGAAGCTCGCCGATCCGGAGAACTCCGAGAGTGGGGTAGCGATGCATAGCACGATTACGGCTTTGAGCGGGTCGAGTGTGCCTCAGTTGCTCATTGACGATCTACATGCGGCAGGATGGCGCGTCATGGTGAGCAAGATCCGTCCCTACTCCGCCGTTCTAGATACCAGCGTTCCCGAGTAAGCTCCGCCCTTCCCTGGCCCCGTCGGGCGACCTACTGAAATGAGTAGGTGCCCGGCGGGGCCCCACCATGAAAGGACACTCATGTCTCGCATGTCTGGCGCTACTTGGCGCCCCATCCCCGCCAACTTCACCGCCGGGGGTCAGGACTCCGTTCGCGGCGTCGTCATTCACATCATGGCTGGCTCGCTCGCTGGCACCGATTCCTGGTTCCGCAACAGCAAGGCTCAGGCATCCTCGCACTTCGGTACCGGCAAGGCTGGCGCGCTGTACCAGTGGGTTGACACTAAGGATCGTGCGTGGGCGCAGGCTGGCGGTAACCGGACGTGGCTCAGCGTCGAGAACGAGGGTCAGGGCGGCGACTCGCTGACGTCCGCTCAGATGGACCGTTGCGCCGAAGTGTTGGCGTGGTCCCACAAGGTTCACGGCGTGCCGCTACAGCTAGCCTCGGGCCCCTCCGGTACGGGTCTGGGCTATCACGCGATGGGTGGTGCTGCGTGGGGTGGTCACACTTCCTGCCCCGGTTCCAAGATCGTGGCCCAGCTTCCGGAGATCCTCAAGCGCGCTAAGGCTCTCGCCGGTGGCGCGGCCCCTAAGCCTGCCGAGCCCGCGCGCAAGGTGTCGCTAAAGAACATTGTTGCAGCGGCTAAGGCTGACCCGTCCGGCCCGCAGGGCAAGGGTGTGCACGAGGCTGACACCAAGATTGTGGAAGCGGCCCTGCGCTCGGCCGGTCTACTCGCTGCGGCCTACGCGTCTGACGGCGCTTACGGGACTGTCACGGTCACGGCTTACAAGGGCTGGCAAAAGCGCCTCGGCTACAGCGGTAAGGACGCTGACGGCATTCCCGGCAAGTCGTCCCTTACGGCGCTGGGTAAGAAGTACGGCTTCACTGTCGTCGCATAACGGGGGACTGTCTTGTCCGATCAGGATCCGCTAGGGGTCAACATCAGCGCGCGCGAAATCTATGACCAAATCGTTGGTCTACGGGATGACGTGCGCTCGCTGGTGCAGTCGAATGCGGCGGTACAAACCGCGCTCGACGACCACGAGACTCGCATTCGTTCCGTGGAACGTTGGAAGTACGCGGTACCGACCGCAACAGTCGGCGCCATTATCAGCGCCGGAATCACTATCGCTAAGGCAGTTGGAGCATAAATGGGTGACCACAGCGCGATGAACGGTCCGCTAAAGCAGATGGCTCTAGACGCCGGGGCGTATGTCTGGCGCAACCGGCGGAAGATTGCTGCGGGTGTCCTGGTGGCGCTTCCGCTGCTGTCCCGCTACTTCCCCGGATTCCCCGTGGACGACGTCGTAAAGGTGGTGCGTCTGTTCCTCGGCGCCTAGGTAACCGACTCGCTAGACGGCCGCGTAAGCCCCATCTAGCGGAGGTTTCCCCATGGCGGACATTGCGTTGATCGGCCGGGCACGTAGCGGCAAAGACACCGTTGCGGCCCGGCTTGGCGCCCAGGGCTATACCCGGGTGGCATTCGCTGACCCCCTCAAGCGGGCACTACTGGACATGAACCCGTACGTGCCCACCGGACCCGGCATCACAGTGCGTCTTGAGTCCCTCATCGCTGACGTCGGGTGGGACTACGCCAAGGATCACTATCCGGAAGTGCGGCGTCTCTTGCAGCACACGGGCCAGACGGTGCGAGAACTAGACCCGGGGTTTTGGGTCCGTGCGGCACTGGACGAGATCGCTGGCATTTGGTCGCCGGTGGTCGTGTCCGACGTCCGGTACCCCAATGAGGCCGAGGCCCTGCGTGTGCGCGGGTTCAAGATCGTGCGCATCGTCCGGCCGGACGCAGGTCCCCTTCCTGGTGGTGCGTCAGCGCATGACAGCGAAACGGCGCTCGACAACTACGTGCCCGATGCCCTGATCTACAACGGCGGATCCCTCGCTGAACTCCACTCGCGCGCCGATGCGCTGACCTCCCGCTAGAAATTTTCCACCCCCTTTGGCTTGTGCATCTGCGCAGGTCAAGGGGGGTTTTCTGCGTTCCGGGGGACCTACTCTTTTCAGTAGGTGGGTTGTGCGGGGGCACTCCGCATGTCTAGTGTTCGTGGTGTCAGAACAACGCAGCGAACGAGGGGGATCCCGATGCACAAGATTTACGGCCGTAACAAGAACCTGATCCACATCGTCAAGCCTGCCGAGCCGGGGGTGGCTGTCTGTGGCCCGAAGCTTGCACATGCTGTCCTTGAGGACTCCGTCGCCGATGAACGTCTCTGCACCCTGTGCCGCGTGGTCTGCCAGGAAGCAGACAAGATCGGCGATTCCGACTTGACCAAGGTCGACGCCGCCGGTATCGTGGCACGCCTCAAGGCCACCGCCCGGGGGGCCGCGAACAAGGGGAGTTCCGAGATGGCAGCGAAGCAGACCGCCACCGCAGACCACAGCGCAACGCTTGAGCAGATCGCGGCGAACATCGAGCGGGCGGCGAGCCTGGCGGAGGCCGAGAACGTCGAGGGGCTGGGCGAGCTGAGCACCGAGACTGAGAAGCTGATCAGCGCGCTTCCGGCGCGTGGTAAGGCACCTAACGGCGAGACTTGGACCAGCGAAAAGAAGAATGCGCGTGCAGCTTTCAAGGCTGCCGCAACGGTCGCTGAGAAGCCGGAGCCCAAGGTGGTCAAGGCCGCAGAGGTCAAGCTGTCCACCGAGGACTACCACAGCGTCAAGGGTGTCCCGGAGCTGGTCACCAAGGGTGCCAAGCTGTTTGCGGACGGCACCCGCATGCACGTCAAGCTGGGCAACGTGGCAACGGAGATCGCCCGCGTGCTGCTTGAGATCCGCGTCAGCATGACGGACAAGGCAGGCGTGCCCGACATCAAGGCATCGTCCCAGG